AATGTTAGCTGGCGGTATCTCTCGGCCTTTTCTAGGGCCGTAGAATCGTCTACAGTAACCCAGTCCTTGTCAGTAGGGGCTGGGGGACGAAAGTCGATTAAAGAGGCTAGGAAGGCCAATTCTGAGATAAACAGATTTTCGCAGTATTCTTCATCTCTCGGGACTAAGATAGTAACTCCATTCTCTCCATCAAAGGAAACGTAGAGCATTTCATCGACACCGACCATATCCATCTGATGCTGGAGCTGTGGCATATAGTATGCAGGAACACGCCCTGCAAGGGCGTCTCCATGTGCGTGTATGCCTGGACATTTGATCTCGCATATAAGAGGCCTACCATTTATTTCGAAGTACCCATCTAGGGAGGCTATAAAGTCAGGATGAGCTACGCTTTGAATAACCACAGGCTTGTATTCACTCCCAACCTGAGCATTAAGCCAGTTCCTGGCTTTGGCTTCCATATTGGTTCCCCGTCTCATTGCTTCGTTGGGGGACTTCTGGGTTCCGTATTGGATTCGTTCCCAACATTGTAGACGAGTTTCCCAAGGTGACACTCCCAAAATTGAAGCTGCGTCGCTAGCTCCAATACGACCCTTCCTGAAGGATAACCACGCTTCCGTCCCTTGGATACTCTCCGGCCCATCTATGATTCTGTATCTGTCATTTGTCATGGAGTTTACCTAATTCCCATTAAGATTTTGAATGCTTCTTTCGCCTGTTGAGGATATTGTTTTAGAAATTCCACGCACCATGTAATTTTATCCTCAACGCGACTTCCTGTTGGGTGGTCTCTTGTCCATAGTTCAAGGTTCTCAATTCGATTGTCCAACTTGTCCCCATTTTTATGATGAACGGCCTCAAATTCGCTTAATTTTCTACCCAAATACTCTGGCCCCCAACAAATAGAACCCAATGATCGACTATGTCTGTATGGCCACCAAAAACCAATATCTGGATATAATCCATAATAAAACTTAAACAGCCATCCCTTCTGAATTGCAAAGAGATGGCCATCAGTAACAAGTCTATATTTCAAAACGGAACCTCGTCGTCGGTCTTTATCTGCTGCTTCTTCTCCTCTATCCTCTTCATCACCAGATCATAGTGCTGTTTCTTGAGCTGGCTGAAGTTGGTGATCTTGAAGGCTTTGAAGGCAGCCTCTTTCCATGATGGTGCATGGGGATGGATGTAGGTGTCGATACTCCTCTCGATGTCTGTTTGCTGGGCCTTGGTGATAAGATCATCCTGGATGATGGGTTCGCCCATTACCTCATCCTTCTCCCAGAAGGCTTTGGTACGGTAGAGTGGGGCGGCTGCAAAGGGATCTCCTCCCTTGAACATCTCGTCTAGATCTATGGGGAGAGCTATGAAGGCATCTTTGATCTTAGGATCTATGGGAGTCTTGGGAGAGGGGTTGACCTCATACTCGGTATCTACACGCTGTCCAGACTTGGAGACCTTGATGTCATAGTTGTAGGGGGATCCCCAGTCAGAGTCCTTGGAGAGAGCCTCAATCTTTTTACGGATAGTGGCTTGGGTGATCTCTAAGATCTCTATACGCTGGGAAGAGTAATTCCATACAATGAAAGCCCAGAAATGTCTGATAGGCTTTTCAGGGTCTACAGGCTTCTCAGGCTTAAAGTTGAGTTTGAATCTGATAGGCTTTTTATTCTCCCAGTCTTCCCATCCTATGATTGGAGAAGAGAGGATACGGAATTTGTTAGACCCGTCCTCGAATTTCATGTATTTGGAGTTTGTTTTTGGTGCTTCATAATCTGTGGGTAAAAAGTTCATTTGGTTTACCATGGTGTTTTTTTTGGTTTTGGTTGTTGTTGTTCTACGATTTTAGCTTTCGCTGCGGAGTCGTAACGCTTAACGTCTAGCTTCTTGATCTGTATGTGGTAAACACATAGGATAAGAGTGATTACAGTGATAAAGATCATTGATAGAATGAACATTTCTTGGTGTTTCATAGTGGACATCATCATATCAGATAGTCTACAATATATGTCAACAGGATTCCACAAATATGACTTTGAGAGAATGGTTAAATAAGACACTCATCTCCGTTAGCAGCTTCTCTGCCTTGTTGAAGGTAGACAGGAGTTATATTCATTCCTGGCTAAGGGGAGACAAAAAGCCGTCCAAATGGATAATGGCTAGGATCAAGCAAGTCACATTGGGAAAGGTAACAATATTAAAGGATAAAGATCATGGCAAAAATAATGAAGAAAAAGATTGAAGAAACTCCAGAAGAAGAAAACCGCTATTACATGGTCAAACAGGCAATTGCAGATCTGAACACCACCTTCATCAAGGCATTTGAATTTCGCCTTGAAGCTGAGTTTGAGGGGAAGGTTGTAAGCTTTTATGACCAGCATGGAGAGTTGATCGCTTGTGTCAGGGATTGGCTAGAGATCAGAAAGGTGGACAGAATAGTGGTTGACAAGATTATTTCCGAATCTAGGAAAAAAAATATCTCTGTAAATCATGATTCTGATGAGCCTAAAAAAGAAACCAGTTCTGAATCTAAATGCTCCCTATCAGACGTTCTCCTCCCTAAAGGATTTGGAGATATGAAGTGAGATCTCATTGATCTTTTGGACAACTACTTTAGGATCTGTCAAATAGTTAGACCAATCTCCAGGGATCTTATCAGCCGTAGATCCCATCATTTCAGCTACAGAGGTCATCATATCGTCTAGGGCTAGACGCTTATAGAGAGCCGATGCTTTGTAGTTCTTAGATCCTTTGCGATAAGGAAGGATATGATCTGGGTGTTTACAGGTTGGAATTAGCACGATCCAATTATCAAATGCTCCAGCAATATGGATCGGAGAGCTGTCGTTTGAGATAAGAATGGGGACAAGGGAAACGATAGCGATAAACTCCTCGAGAGTAAGAAGATTGGTAAGATCGATTGACTTGCCTCGTCCGTCAACTTTAACAACTCCCCTCGTAGAATCGTCTTTCCCGATTAACACTGGGGTTAGCCCAAGATTAACAATCCCATCTACGACTTCTTGCCACCAAGGTGCTGGAAATGATTTCGACTGCCAATGCCGACCACAATGTACTAATACACAATCACTTACATCATTTATCCCCATGAATTCCCTCACTCTTCTCACGGCATCTTCATTCACGGGAATCTGATAAGACTTGTCGATGTCAGGGAGGGTGCGGCAGAGCACCGCCATGCTGATATAATCGACCGTGTGGCACATGAGATTAGAGACGATGCGCCATTGGACGGTTTCTGGGCCGGGAAGAGTATTACGAGTGAACGGCTCTGTATCGATGTCCCAGATCTTCTCTTCATGACGTTTGCAGACAATAGGGAGATGAGTAAAGAACTCGGGGAAATGCGTTGAGACTCTTATATCCGCTCCTTTCCATACTGAATTTAGGGCAAATCGTATAGTAGGCTCCGCTTGTACCTGATCCCCCATGCCGCCCTGTACAACGAGCCAGATGTGTTTTGGCGCGACATAATCATCGGGGAGGGTTTCGATATGTCTGAAGTCGCTTAAGACGATTCCAAAGCCATTAGAAGCGAAATTCACGCCGGCGTAGTGGATGACATAGCTCTCGAAACGATTCCTCCCGATCACTTTGTCAACACAGGTCATTCGATTGAACTTGTAGTCAAGTTCGTGGATCTTGGGTTTCTGTCTCTGGATCTGCATGTTGATGAAGGATTGCTCGTAGAAGTTGAAGATTTCCTTCTCCGGCTTACGGAATAGAGACCGATGGCATTTAGAGATGACCATCACCCCTGTGTTATAGTATTTGCCATCCCATTTAAAATCGTTGACCTCATATTGTTCAGCTATACGAACTATTGCATAATCTCTAGAAGGGACAAAAGAAGCCTCGTTATAGATTCCTAATTCATCCTCAGGGACAATATCAAAGAGATCGGGACAATTTTTACGGATAAGAATATCGGTATCGAGATAGAGAATCCTGTCATATTTATTGAGGAAGTCAAGGATCTGGAACTTTTCCCAATGAGGCGTTGTCTGAGATATTTTTCTCTCAGAAATAACGATGAAATCTGCTCCGATTTTATCAGCGTATCGTTTGATGGTTGGGTGTGTGATGAGGGCTATTTTTTGGTAATGATCTCCTATGGCAAGAGTTATAACAGCTCGCTTCATTAAATCTCCAGGTCATGGTGTATTGAGAATTAGAACGGGGGAAGAATAGCTTGTTGTTGTATTATTGCCAAGTTGACCGTAATTGTTGAGTCCCCATGACCAAATCTGACCATTTGTCAACCAAGCTCCCATCGACTGTCCTTCGGTATCTTGGCTACAAGTGACTAGGTTAGCAAAAGCGAACCCCCCAACTACGGATACAGGACTACTGTAACTCGTAGTTGTATTATTGCCGATTTGTCCCGAAGGGTTCATCCCCCAAGACCAAATCTGGCCATTGGCTTTTAGGCCATATGAAGTTCCAAATCCTCCACAAGCGATTTGAATGAAACTGTGACCCCCGACAACGCTCACAGGACTGGAATAAGATGCAGTCGTTGATTGAGTGCCGATTTGTCCTGCACTATTTAAACCACATCCCCAGCAAGAACCGTCAATTTTAAGAGCTAAAAAATATGTTTTTCCAGCAGCTACTTGGATAAAACTATGATTCCCGACAACTGACACAGGACTCGAATAAGATGTAGTGGTCTGAGTGCCCAGTTGTCCCGCTGAGTTAAATCCCCATGACCAAATATCACCTGTGGCTTTTAAGCCGTAAGCATACGTTGGGCCTAGAGAAAACTGGACAAAGCTATGATTACCAACGACGGATACCGGACTGCTGTAACTCGTGTGGTTCAGTGTGCCTAAATTCCCATCTCCATTTGTTCCCCACATCCAAAGGGTTCCCAGAGAGGTTAATCCCGCACTAAAACCATTAGGAACGGTTGCGTTTCCAGCCGTCTGAATCTGGATGAAAGAAAACCCACCAACGACACTTACAGGGCTACTGTAAGATGTTGTGGAGTTATTGCCGATTTGTCCTTGACCGTTGTAACCCCAAGACCATGCGGTTCCGTCCCCACGAAGTGCTATTGTAGTGTTGTTGGCAATAGAAATTTGGATGTAACTCTGTCCAGCAACGGTAGCTATAGGAGATGAATAGCTAGTGACCGTCTGGTTGCCCAATTCTCCTTGAGCGTTTTGTCCACATCCCCAAGCGGTTCCATTCGCTTTTATGTAAACAAAATCAGCGAAAGAAAACGACCCGCTAAGAGCAGAGGTTACAATCCCTTGTGTGTAACTTCCTTCATTATTGACGACAGTCCAAGAAGTATTCGCATTGGTACAGACAAGATCTGCGGCCGCATTGGCTGTTGTTGTTTGTAAATTGCTTGGATAGGTGGCTGTTTGAGAAAGTAGATTTACGGTTTGTCCATAGGGAGGCTGTATTACATACCCAGATCCGATATTAGAAAGCTTGATCTCACCCCCAATAGCTGCTGTTCCGGGTAAATACATATTCTGTTGAGAAGAACCTGTAGTTGCATATCCATTGTTCACGAGACAAGATTGGCTGCTTGCTGAGGTTGAGTTCCATGAAAAATTTCCTGATGGAGCAGATTGAAAAGAAGGTTGAGCGGACACGCCATTAGAAGTTAAGACCGTCCCTGATACTCCAGGGAGAACATTATTTAGAGTGTTATTTGCACCACCTGTGAGAATGGCATATTGACTTAGAGTATAATCGAGGTCATTGTTGTAACCAGCCATATTTTCCTTAAGGGGTATTTAGGACTAAAACTGGAGAAGAAGTGTTCGTTGTTGAATTGTTTCCTAATACGCCAAAATTATATCCCCAGGCCCAAAGTTGTCCATTTGATATCCAAGCTCCCATAGACGATGTTTCATTATCTATTCCATTTGCTGCGAGATTTACAAAACTAAACCCACCAACGACGCTTACAGGACTCGAGTAATTTGTTGTATTTTGCTGTGCTAGCTGACCCGAAGAATTATTTCCCCAACACCAAATTTGGCCGTTTGCCTTAAGTCCATAACAACTACCTGTTCCTCCTGATTGAAGCTGAATAAAACTATGAGCACCCACAACAGACACGGGACTTGAATAGCTCGTCCCATTTTGTGTGCCAAGCTGTCCCTGTGAATTATATCCCCAAGACCAGCAAGAACCATCTATTTTTAGGCCGCAAGCACATTGATTTCCGGCTGAGATTTGGATAAATGAATGCGCTCCAATGACTGATATAGGAGAAGAATATGAGTTGGTGGTGTTGTTACCGACAGCACCATTTGCTCCTGCTCCCCAAGCCCAGCAAGAACCGTCTGCTTTTAAACCATAAGAAGACAAAGCACCAAGTGAAATTTGAACAAAACTATGATTACCGACAACGGATATAGGTGATGAATAGTTTGTTAAGGTGTCATTTCCTAAATTCCCATAATTATTCACTCCCCACATCCAAACAGCTCCAGTGGCAAGAAGTCCTGCTGACATACCTAGCTGAGTAACGGTTTGTCCGGATATTTGAATTTTAATAAAAGAAAATGCTCCTACTACGGATATTGGTGATGAATAGCTTGTAGTTGAATTATTTCCAAGCTGTCCAGAAGTGTTATTTCCCCAAGACCAGCAAGAACCATCTATTCTAAGAGCTAATGTGGCATTTTGTGCTGAATAAATTTGAATGTAACTATTTCCACCTACTGTTGAAATAGGAGAAGAATAAACGGTTCGAGTATCATTTCCAAGCTCTCCTGATCCGTTAAATCCTGTTCCCCAAGATTGACCGCCCGCTTTTAAATAGAGAAGGTCATTTCCAGTAAAACAAGCACTTAAAGCCGAAGTAATCACGCCATTCGTAAATGTCCCCTCGTTATTAACAACATTCCATGAGGTGTTTGCGTTGGTACAAATGATGTCCAGGGCTGCATTGGCAACCGTGGTTTGAAAATAGCTTGGGTAAGTAGCTGATTGAGCTAGAAATCTTACCGTTTGTCCTGGGGCTGGAACGACATTGAATCCAGCATTTATATTCGTGAATTTTTCCTCGCTCCCAAATGCTGCTGTAGAGGGAAGATACATATTTACTTGGGCTGCATTGGAAGCGATATACCCATTATTTATAACACAGGTTTGACTCGTTCCACTCACGACAGACCATGGAAATGTTTCTGATGAAAATGATTGATAAGACGATTGCGATGACACTCCATTTGATGTGAGTAGAGTGCCGCTGACTCCAGGAGCAACATTATTCGGGAGATTATTGGTTCCTCCAGTAATCAAATTGTACTGGCTTACCTGATAATTCGCTGAGTTGTTGTATCCTGCCATAACTTCCTTAAGGAGTGTTTAAAATCAAAATTGGCGATGAAAAATTAGTAATTGTGTTGTTGCCCAATTCTCCATAGGTGTTTGCTCCCCATGCATATAATTGACCATTCGAAAGCCATCCTCCCATTGAAGAGATTGTCACGTCTTGACCATTCCTTGCTATTTTTACAAAACTAAAGTTTCCTATAACGCTAACAGGACTGGAATAGGACGTTGTATTATTTTGCGCTAATTGTCCCGAGGCATTATCTCCCCATGCCCAGACATCTCCGGTCGCTTTTAGACCATAGCAAGAAGAATGCCCGCCGCTAGCTATCTGAATAAAGGAATGAGCCCCTACAACGCTAATCGGCGAAGAATAACTGGTATTGTTTGTCTGATTACCAGCGCATCCAAATGAATTATCCCCCCAAAACCAACAAGACCCATCTACTTTCAATGCCAAAATGCTGCTTTTTCCTGCGGAAATCTGAATAAAAGAATGGTTTCCCACGACACTTACAGGAGATGAATAGGAATTGGTTGTGTTGTTTCCGATATTACCAAAAGTATTTAATCCCCATCCCCAAATATCCCCCGTCGCTTTTAGGCCATATGCAAAATTAGTCCCTAAAGAAATTTGGACAAAGGAATGATTGCCAACGACAGATACTGGTGATGAATAGCTATTTGTCGTCTGATTTCCGATCTGTCCATCTCCTCCATTTCCCCATGTGAACATTGTTCCAGTGTTAGTAAGTCCCGCGCTTAAACTAACCGTGTTGTTTCCGGCAGTGTCGATCTGAATAAAAGAGAACCCACCAATGACTGATACTGGTGATGAATAACTTGTGGTTGTTAAATTTCCTATTTGTCCAATTCCGTTGTTTCCCCAAGCCCAGGCAGTTCCATCTCCTCGCAAAGCCATCGTAGTATTATTAGCAGTTACAACCTGAATGTAACTATTCCCCCCTACAGTGGCGATCGGGGAAGAATAAGATGTTTCATTCTGGTTCCCCAATTCTCCATAAGAATTTTGACCACAACCCCAAGCGGTTCCATTTGCCTTAATATACATAAAATCTACCGAAGAAAAACATCCACTCAAGGCTGAAGTTATAATTCCTTGCGTAAATGTTCCTTCGTTATTGATGACATTCCAACTTGTGCTTGCATTGACGCAAACTATATCCATGGCTGCTTGAGATGCATTCGTTTGTAGATTACTTGGATATGTAGCTGTCTGAGATAAAAAGCTTAGTGTTTGTCCATAAGCTGGCTGTACTATAAATCCTGTTCCAATGTTAACGAATTTCTGTTCATTGCCTACTGCTGCTGTTGATGGGAGATACATATTCACTTGAGACGCATTGGAAGAAATGTAGCCATTATTCACAACGCAAGTCTGACTCGTTGCACTAACCACAGACCACGGAAAAGCCCCAGAAGAAACAGATTGAAAAGAAGGCTGGGCGGAGACTCCGTTCGAAGTAAGAACAGTTCCGCTAGCTGCCGAAGGCACGTTATTCAGAAGATTATTGGCACCTCCTGTGACCACATCGTATTGGCTGACCTGGTAATTTGCTGAATTATTATAAGTCATTAAGTTACCTGTAAGTTTCCGATACTTGTAACTACTGAAAAAATAGGGGCGCTTGCGCTTGCTGTTGTGCAAACCAACTCACAACAATCGAACTGATTCGAAGAGGCCAAATTTCCTGTTGTAGTGGTTGTGGCGCTAGATCCGAACTGGATGAATTGTCCTGTCGTGTAGACAATTGTCCATCCGCCGCTCCCCTTTCCAACAATATTAATAGTATCCCCCAGAGCATTATTCGTCGGAAGAGTAAAGGTTACGAGAGATGACCGATCAGCAATATATCCATTCTGAGCAGACACTGTATAGGAAGCATTTGTCGCATCTGTCCAGTTGAATCCCCCTCCTGTGCTGGCTATTGTTATACTGTTGCTTCCATTAGCAATCGAGACTCCAAGTCCGGCTGTTAGAGTCGCAGCAGCAGGAGCCCCGGCGGTAGATCCGATAATTAACTGCCCATTTGTAGCTAGTGCAGTAATAACTGGCACCCCTCCAGTTCCTGTGGTGAGAACACCTTGATTGGCTGTCGATAATCCCGCAATAGTATTTGCCGAAGAAGAATAGAGTAGTTGATTTATTGTCGTCGTGTTTGGAAAAGTAGCTGTCGTATAGACGTTGTTTGTTCCGTCTGATCTAAGAATAGTTCCAGCGCTTCCGCTGGCACTTGGATACGTTGGAGTTGAATATGCAGGATTTGCAGCGTTTCCTCCACTAAGAAGTGCCTGGCCTGCACTTCCAGGACCTACCGAAACCACAGTATTCGAAGCTCCTCCAACCAGAACATCATATTGGGTTGTGGTTATCGGAGCAGCGTTATATTGAACATACGTAATTGGGCTCACCCCCACAGTTACGACAGTGACATTTAAAAGCCACCCAGTAAGTTGATTAACAGTTCCATTCACCACAGCTATAACACCTGTAGAATTGATATCGCTGGGCTGATCGTAATCTAGTGATCTCGTAAAAAGAGATCCGGTTATTCCAGTACCATTTGTTGTGAGATTATAGACGCCATTTTGAAAAGTTGTGGTTTGATTCTTGAACAGAATCCTGGATAAGAGAGGCGGTGTTGTCCCATCTAGAGTAAATGTTCCTGTTGCTGTGGTTAAAAAAGTATCTCCTATGCCACTTCCAACAGAGGTATACGTACCAGGAATATTTACTATTGTCGCCGCATAAACAGAAGTAGATGGATTTACGGTAGCTAAAGCATTTTGAACATATAGAACGTTAGTCGCGTCGTTGTTTGCGCTAGGAGTTCCGCTTATTGTCAACTGCGTAGTTGTTAATCCAGAAGGCAATGTAGAGCTTATAGAAGGCACGCTCCCTGCGCTGGTGACAAGGACTCCACTTGCAGCCGTGATCAATCCTGAAACAGTATTCGTAGATGAGCTATATAATATCTGATTCGCTGTAGTAGTAGATGGATAAGTTGCAGTAGACCAAGTGGGGGTAGTAGATGATCCTGACAAAATTACTTGATTAGCGGTGGATGTGCCTGCGAGGATAGCTCCTGCCGATGCTGTGCTATAAAAGATACCTCCATTAGAGGCCGTTAGACCTGCATTAGTTCCTCCGTTGGCTAATTTGAGAGTTCCTGATAGGGTTTCTGTTGATCCCGATCCCCCGAATGAAAGGCCTATACCACTGGCAGTAAAGGTGAAGCTGTTTCCTGTAAGACTCCCTCCAATATCCCCAGTGATGGTGATAGAGCTAGCTGCTTGGTTTTCCCAGGAAGGCGTTCCTGAAGTTGTTGCGGTTAATAATTGACCTGTCGTCCCGTTAGCTAGCCAGGAAGGAACTCCCGATGACGAAGAGATTAAAACTCCATAATTTCCTGCTGTAACTCCAGCAATCACGTTATTTGAAGATGAATAAAGTATTTGATTTATCGTGGTGGTTGCTGGATATGTTGCAGTACTCCAGGCAGGCGTTGTCGAAGACCCAGAAAGCAACGCTTGGTTAGCCGTGGCTGTCCCAGCAAGGATAGCGCCTGCTGAAGCAGTACTGTAGAAAATTCCACCATCTGAAGCCGAAAGACTTGCCGATGTACCCCCATTGGCCAATTTGAGAGTTCCTGATAGGGTTTCTGTGCTTCCTGAACCTCCAAATGATAATCCAATGCCGCTAGCTGTGAATGTAAAACTATTAGAGGTTAACGCCCCTCCTGTATCACCTGTGATCGAGATATCGCCACTTCCAGGTTCTGTCCAGGTTAGAGTCCCTCCTGCCGCAGAGGTAAGAAAATATCCGCTGGTTCCTGAAGTCGTAGGAAGAATGAAGTTATATGTGCCAGAAGCTGACTCTATCGTTACATTTCCAGATGAGGTTCCTTCAGTGATAAAAGAAGGGCTTGTAGTTGATGTGGTAGCTGTTATTGTCCCTGGAGCTATGAAGGTGACAGGGGTGCTTAAGGTAACAGCCCCTGTAGTAGGAGAAGCGGTAATCTGATTGGCTGTACCCGTAACAGAAGAAACTCCGGTGCTACCTGAAATAGCAATGGTTACGGTTCCTGTTTCTGGTGTGCCAGATACTCCGTTAGCGGTTAAAGGAGATGTAGCATTTATGCTGGAAACCCCTGAGGCAGCCCCAGTAAAGGTAATCAAAACTGTATCACCAGAGCCGGAAGTGGTGATGTCAGCGCCACCATTGATATTGAGAACATTTAAAGCAGGAACAGCCGTTCCTGAATCAGTTACATAAGAAGTTGCTACATCTGGAGGTAAAGAGCCACCTGTTCCACTTAGCGGGCCTGCTTGTGACACTTTCCCCTCACTGTGAAAGTTCTAACCTTGCCGTTAGAAGCAATAATTTTTCTACCTTCTTCTCAAGGGTAGCGATCTTCATTTCGTTATTGGTACTTCTCAAGATGGCATTTTTGGAGTCTAGGATTATATTCTGCTGCGTTGATAGAACTTGAGCTGCTTTTGAGGCATTGTCCAAATCTTGAGAAGAAGGAACTTTGATATTGGAAAGCGATTCCTTCATGGATCTACGCATATCTTCAAGAGAAGAACCCACAAACTTTTCATGATGAGATATTGCATCCTTAAGAAGTTTGGATACATTTTCTATGTAATCGGTCATTGCTTCTTTATCTTTCTTTCTTATTGCTTCATGATCTACAGAGGCAAACGACTGAACTAAATCTTTCAGATCCTTGAGAGAAGAAAAAAGTTCTTTTATGTAAGAAATATGCCCTTCCATTTGATCAAAAATGACTTTCTTATGTTGGTCAATTACATTTTTTTGAACTTCATTAGATGACTTAAGAGATGCAATATCATCAGAATGAGAAGATACAGAAAATAGTTTAGACACATGGTCACTTTGAATCTTTTGCATTCCAGAGAGAATATCTCCCAAAGAGGACTGAGACTTCATTACTTTGGAAAGCCCGTCTGAAAGAGAGATAAAAACTCTATGATGTTCCTCTTTCAATTCATCTATCGATTTGCTTACCTGAGATCTCTTATTTGCTTCATCTGAAAGATCTGATTGGAGTTTGGCGTGAATTTTACTGTGTTCCTGAAGTTTTTCTTCATTCTTGCTGTTGGCCTGAAAAAGAGAATCTAGAGAAGCTATTCTCATTCCATGAGAGCGAAACCTCTCATCCATGCCATCTTTAAACTTCTCAAATTCAAATGTGCTTACAGTCATATATTTAGCCACCATAAATTATTTCAATGAAAACAGCTCCGGTTGAAGGAGTGGATGCATATTTCACATAATATTGAGTATTGGCAGGAAAGGCCAAATCACCGCCATCTCCACCTTTGTCATTCCTATTTGTGGTGATATCAAAGAGCTTGAAAGCTCCAGAAGCTATGTATAGCTTGTTGTTGACACCATCATCAGAGAAATACATAGGCGCATCTGTAGCATTTGTAAAACAAATGATCCTGACGGCATCTGTAGTGGGACTGCCGACAGCAGTATAGCTAGCACCTATACTTGCCTCTGCTAGAGTTCTCAAGGTATCTATGACTGCTCGTTGTGAGGACATATATATTATTCCTTTGGTGGTTCTTCTACTGTAGAAGTTGATTCTGTTGGAACAGATGGAGGGGGACTATTTTTAATATTGTTCTCCATGCTGACTATGTATCCAATGAATTGAGAAAGAGCTTCTTTAACTTCTACTAACGGGCTGTCTGGAGCACATGTGAAATGATAGAATCTATCTCCGATCTTATGCTCTATCTTCTTGAGGTCTGATAACATTGGAATCTCCTATTTTACATCCTGTGATATTTCTACCACAGGATGTGTAGTTAATCAATACCCATTAAGCTGAAGTAGTGATATATGCCCACGTTGTTGACCCTGTGGTATTAACCCATAGCCTAGAAGTAGTCGTAGACGCGTTATTGTCTATGTAAAGAGATCCTTGTGGAGCGGTTACCGAACCAGCTGGGCTTCCAGCTCCTTGAAGAATTTGTGGCCCGCTTGCCACTAAGCTCAAGTTCCCTGCGAGAACAATACCACCAGATCCAGCTTGGATTGTGGTTGTAGCTGAAGTGGTCGTAGAACCGATTGTTACAATGTTGGCTGCGGATCCCGTAGCTATAGAAACGGTTTTTACACCTGTAGAGTTGGCTATGTTGATTGCCTGAACTCCAGTTCCTCCAGCAATGGTGATTGTTCCCGTTTGCACTCCACCGCCGATGGTGATTGTGCCCGAGGTTTGTCCTCCACCAAGAGCAATTGTGCCAGAGGTCATGGATGCACCGATGGCCACAGAACCGCCTGTCTGAACGTTAGCAATGGTTACGGTTGTTGCGCCAGAGCCTCCAGCAATGATTACATTGTTAGTAGCTGAAGAGCTACCTAAAGTGATCGTTCCAGTCTGGGCTGTTGCTCCGATGAGAATGGTTGCCGCAACGTTACCTGCAATAACAGTCCCTCCGCCAGATCCTGATTGTAGGGCTAGAGATGCACTTGCAGTAGTAGAGCCTACAACTACGGTGTTGGCTGCTGCATCGTTACCGATGCCAACAGTATTTCCGCCTCCGATAACGGCAAAGTTACCAGAACCAGTATAGAGAGTAGTTGAGGCTGCTCCAGAGGCAGATCCGATTGTAACTACGTTGGCTACCGCACCCGTTCCTATGTTTACGGCCTTGGCGTTTGTTGCTCCAGTAGCTATATTTACAGTAGTAGCTCCCGCTCCTACTCCGATGGCTACAATGTTAGTTCCAGAAGAAGAGCCTAAAGTGATCGTTCCTGTTTGGGCTGTTCCGCCAATGAGGATTGTTCCAGTAGTTGCAGAACCTCCAATGGCATAGGTTGTAGCTGCTCCTCCGCTAATGGAGAATGCGCTTCCAGAGGCTACTTTTAGAGCCATATTTCCGGCTGATGTAGAACCTATGGTTACTACATGGGCTGCCGCTCCAGTACCGATATTGATGCCAACAGCTGTTCCACTTGCTCCAGAACCTGCCACGTTGAAGGTGTTTGTTGTATTGGAGTTAGCTCCATTGAAGAAACTGACTGTCTGAGCGGTTGATGCCCCTGTTCCAGAAGCTACGTTAAAGTTCTGAGTTCCACCAGTTGTAGTGCCACTTAGAATGTTAAGGGTAGTAGTTCCTGTAGTGATAACCCCGTTAGCAAAGTTGATGGTCTGCCCAGCAGTCGATGGAGCAAGAGTAAAGGCTCCTGTCATAGCTCCAGTACCACCAATGGATATGGTTCCACTGGTCATCCCGGATCCGATAGCTACAGAACCAGCTGTTTGGACGTTTGCTATGGTAAGGGTTGTAGCACCGCTACCACCTGCTATGATTAAATTGTTTGTTCCTGAAGAAGAAACAAGGGTTACGTTTCCTGTTTGAGCTGTAGCACCAATAGTGATAGTAGCCGCTGCATTACCAGCAATCAGGGTATTTCCCCCTGAACCAGAAGCTAGAGTTAGAGAAGCTGATGCTGTGGTTGAACCAAGAGTAATAGCGTTAGCTGCTGCATCTGCAAAGAGAGAAATGGTATTTCCGCCGCCAGTCATAGTGATGCCACCAGAACCTGATGCAATGGTAATCAAACCTGTTGAACCACCAATAGTAGTTGCTGCTGTTCCCGTAGCATTGATACTTGCAGTACCTACAGAGGTGAATGCTGTCACTGTAGCGGCAGCGGGTGTTGTAGATCCGATCGTTGGGTTAGCTGCAAACACAGAGGCAAGGTTAGAAGGAGTTACAAAAAGAGCTACAGTTGGTGTAGAAGCTGTACCAGCAACTGCTTGACTATTTGATGCTAGATTACCTATCCCAGCTGTTGCTGTTGTAGAAACAGGGGCTCCACCTATGGCTACTGTATTGATATAGTTATATACGTCAGCTGCTAAAGTAGCATTGTTGGTTCCTGTTCCTGAAGAGACTTCAGCATAAGTAGCATATCGAGTGATCCCTGCGATAGTAGTGGTTGCTTGAGCTTCCCCACCCGTATCCCATGTACCATTACCAAGTGAGCTATAAAGGGTAGTTGAACTGCCATTTACGTAAGCCCATGTAGTATTGATAGGCTGAACATCATTGACAGTAGGTGCTCGGAAAGCAGTAATAGTGATAGGACGTTGGAAAAGATTTGTTAGGTTATCTAGTGGATCTGTTGAGACGAATGAGGTCATATAGTTACTCCGTTTAAAAAATATAAAGTTAATATTTCTTACGGAGGCGAACTCGTATCTCTTACAGCCTGCGAGGGAACGACCCTCTACTACCTGTTAAGGCTGAAGGTAATTAAATCTTCGGATTATTGCAAGGGAAATAAATTATCTGAGCTGTCTGTATGGGAAATCTTGCTGTCTAATAAGTTTGTAGAAGGCAGCTCCTAAACTTGGGATTTTCCCTTTCCACCACATACCGTGCTGGTTGTGACCGTCTGTCTTGGCTGGGACAGCTCCCGCCTGGAACATCTTGAAGATCTTGGGTGGAACTCCATCATATTGATAGACACTGCCGCTTTGGAAGCGGACGAATAGTTTGCTATTGCGAGGATCGTAACGAAAGCCATAGATATTGGAGGAGTTGAGATCGGCCTTTGCAATGCCATCCTGAGCTTCTCCTTGCGGTGTTGTGATTTGGCTTTGGAAGCGTTGAATGAGGGATTGAATCTGTGCAGGATTGCGAGATAGAATATTGATGGATGGATCGGGGAATGTTTTGAGATATTGGGTAAAGACTTCTGGATTCTCTCCCGAGAGCACCCAAAGAAGCTCAGCACCTGGGGGAATAGGAGCTTCTTCTCCTTCTGGTGTTTGAAGTTCTTCTTCCAGAAGGCCAATCATCTCATTGAGAAGCTCCTCTGGCACCGTCTCCCCACTCTGAATAATCTCTAGGAAGAGTTGGAGGATCTCGTCCATTACCTTCTGCCCTTATTCTGTTTGTATGCCTGGATGAGAGCAGCTAGCCTAGCTGTAGGTGATTCCCTTGTCCCTGGAGATGATTGCTGTGGCTGACCAATCAGCCTAGATAAGATGTCCTCAAATGGCTCCCCAGAGTGTTCTTCAATAGAGTTTACCTGATCGGAGAGACGAGAAGATTTACGTGCTTTGGAAGCGATAGACTGTGCATTGCCTCCAGAGGACTGTTCCTTCTTGATGAATTGAACTAACTCAGGAAATTCATTAAGACCAGAAAGAGGATCGGATGGTTGTTGCTGCTGTTGTGGAGCAGATCCCTGAGGTTGTTGTCCTTGTTGTCCCATTGAAGCTCCTAATCCTGACAAAGCTGCTCCACCAGCACCACCCAATGCAGCTCCTAGAGCTGTTTTTCCTGCTGTAGCAGCTATACGACCAGGCAATTCGGATTGTCTCTGTAATTCAAGATTTGCCTGTTCATCTGGACGAGACGTTTCATCAATTTTGGAAGAGCCCCCAAATTCTGATTGAAGAAAGCCTAGGGTTGCTCCCAAAGAATGTCCATATTTTCCAGCCTCCTGAAAGAAGTTGGAAAATTTTGGGTTTACTTTCTCTAATCCTTTCTTAATCAGATCAGAAGACGATATGTTTTTTAGTTTTAAGAGAGAAAGTATCTTGTCGATCATGGTTTCTTACCTGTCATTGTAAAGTAGAGGATATCAGAGAGAGATGGCTCAAAACTTCCAGATTCCTGAAGTTCTCTTTCCTGGAAGGGAGTTATCTCTTTTTCTGTAGAAGCTACATAATCAAGAAATCCCTGAGGGGAATATCCTTTTCTCCTGAGTTGTGAAGCAAAAGCTTGCAGACTGTCTTTGGGAGTCAGAAGATTAAAAGCCTTGGAAAATACCTTTTGGTCATTTTTCTCCCCAAATCCAGCCTGTTTAAGGCCAGAAAAGAAGGATGCTGCATTTGAAGTTGGAGGTTTAGCTAATTCACTGGCTATAGGAAGACTAAACTTTCTTCTTGATACCAGATCATTTATAAAAGATTCTGATTCACCTACATCATCATAGGCTTTCTTGACAGCTCTCACTTCCTTTAGAGGATTGGAAGTAAATAAAGAAGACCAGAAATCTCTTCCAGGAACGGTGAACTTGTTTCTTGCTTTAGCAAAGTCTAGAGCTTTATCTCCATAGTATCTTGCAGCTTCTTTGTCTGTCATCTTGCCAGAGAGAACTGCATCTTCTGCCTGTGCTTTGAACTTCTCCTGGAGATCTCCTAAAACATCTTTGTAAGTTTCTGTTCCACCTTTCTGAATCTTTGTTTCTAGAATTTTGTCAAAGTCTTGCCTAACAGCTGTGATTTGATTCTGTTGTGTTTTTGCTCTCCCTGCCTCATATTCAATTGCAGAAGCCACCGTTGGAAACCTAAGAGGATTTTCTAGCTGTCTCTTTGCTCCCTTAATACTAAGAATCTCGGGGTCTTCAGATAATCTTTCTGGACGCTGAAGAACTTTTCCTTCTTTTGTAGCGGATGATTGTAGAGGCTGTTCCCCTTCAGAAGAAACTCCAGCTTGATCTAAAATCCTCTGAGAAGCTCCTCTGGCCTGAATATAAGGCAATACAGTAGGAAGAGCCTCTCTTCCTCCTGGGGCTCTTATAACCTTTCCTATCTCTTTTGGAATACCCTCAATCTTGTCAAAAACATTTGCAAGCTGATTCCTTTTCATGCTGTCTTCATATTGACCACTGAACCCTTCACCAAAGGACTTCCCTATTCTTCCGAAAATGTCTCCCTGTTCGATTGTCTGTGCCATTTAAAATTTGCCTCCCAACCAATTGCCTGCCATAGTTCCAGCAGTCTTACCAGCTCCTTCTGCAAGGCCTCCAATAAGCCCAAATGTCTCTGGCCTATGGATATTCTCATTGTATTGCTGTAGACCTCTTTGACCTATGTATGTAAGACCAGCAGCCCCTTCCGATCTGAGCTGCGCTCTAATGGCTCCTAACCTCTCGGATAGGTCTGTCCCAGCATTGACAGCAGCATTGCGAAATCCACTGCTAGATAGGGCGCCAGACCCCATTCCAGCGAATTGTTCCGCTAGGTCTGGAATGATCTGTTCTCTGAAACGTCTTTGCTCTGGAGCGAACATAGCATTAGCTGTCTGGCTATTGTCGGATAAAAGATCACGATAATAGTCTGCTGACTGACCAAATGCTCCACCTGCTCCTGGGCCTTGTCCGGCTTGAAGAAGGTTCTTATAGCCCGCTTGCTGCTCTTGGCCCAGAAGAGATTGCTGGTAGTTTCTTTCTGGTTTCCCAAAAAGTGCTTGATAAAATGAAGATCCCCCAGATTGTCCTCTTTGAGGTATGCCCATGTTGTTTGACCCATAAGGGGATGAATTGGTGATGAATGACATTTTAGACCTCCTGAATGTATTCAAACATTATGTTGCATCTATCATACGTTCCATTGGATAGAACATATATATTTGTTGCGTCGTAGTTTATATCTAAACCCGCTCTGGAAGCAGCTATATTCCCAGTACCATTTATCGGTGTTCCAATAAAGTTAGATGAATTAGAGGCAGCTGCCCATAGGTCAATTAAGGTAAAGTTCTCATCAACTGTCACCCCATGAGCGAATGTATTTAACCCAGATACAATGCCTGTAGTGGTGATGACTTTTCGTAGGATCGTCCTGAATGCCTGATTGTTGTTTACGCCAGGGATGAATTGCTTGCCGCTGAGAAGTTCTTCATCTAAGAACCATCCTATCTCTCGGATGTTAACCGCATTGGAAATCTTCTTGAGATGCTCTATAAGAAACTCTCTGGCATCTTCCCATTTCTCTGGAACAACATCATAGACAGGAACATAAGATTCGAATATTTGACTGGTTTGATTTGCCATTACTGAATCCTTAAGAATTGGAGCGTCCACCAAAAGTTAGCTGTTCCTCCAAAACTATTTACTATCTGAAGAATTTTGCCACTGAATTGAGCTGCTATACCACTATTAGGGCCTAAAAGACTTACACTTCCTCCGCTTGCTTGTGAAAAAGTGACAATAAATGGACTGGAAGTTGTTCCATTTTTAATTCCATATAACATGCAGACTGCAAAAGTTGTAACTCCAGTAAAATCAAGAACATTTGTAGTAGCATTAAAAGCTAAACTTATTCCTGAAGAAGGAGATTGCAGTGTAGTAATTGGGCTGGGAACTGAATTATTTGGCCCTCTAGAATATTGAAGCACACCAATATTCGCAGCATCCTGAAAGCAATACATTATAGGACTTGCAACCGTTGTAGGAGGAGATGCGGATGGAGTGCCTATGGGATTTTGATAGGCAGGTGTGGTTATTGTGTTATGCAGCCCTTGGTTTGCTGAAGTATTTGAAAATGCATAGTGCTCAATCCCAAACACCGTATCCGCTGTATTTGTGTTAGTCACTAGAAAAGGCTGACTGACATCTAAGTCATCTGTTGCAACTGGTTGATTTCTAAAATATGTGCTCATTTTGTCCTCTATCTATTGGTTAGCCTTCCAGCTTTACGGTTCCATAATATTTGCGCATCAATCTGAACATCTGATTGTTGTTCTATTCCTACAAGTTGAGCATACGAGAGTGTATAGACAATCGTTATGAAGTTCCCTCTGGTAGGACAGTAAATTCTCTGCCAGTATTTTGTCCCAGAAACACCATCAGAATTTGGATTGCTAGTGGGAACTATTGAATTGAAGAATGTGTTTGATTGGCTCGTGTCTGGATCTTCATTCTGGGGCTTTATATTCACTGGATCGGTTTCGTTATAGTTCATCAGTACATTCATGCTGATAGCTCCAGAGAGAGTCGAATCCATCAGAATGTCTATGTAGCCCATCTGTATACTCTCTCCGTCATCTAGAAAGTTGAATTTCTTGGATTGAATATAGAATCCATCTCTAACCGCTATCTGACCGCCTCCATTGTAAGTTTGTGAGGCGTCTAGCTGGGGCGTAGTGAAATCCTGAGTTGAAGAATCATAGACATAGAGAAGAAAATTGTTGCCATCTACAATCGATATCCCAAATATTCCGTTATTGAGATCCTGAAATGTAGTGCCTGTAATTCCTGAAATCTGGATAACTTGGTCTTCTACTAGATTGTGGTTGGGGCTCGTGATTTGGGTTGGAGTGGTGGTGTTTCCAGTGATTCCTGTTATAAATAGACTTACATCATTACTGACCTTCGAGTCGAGATATTCAACAAAACCCTGTTGATTTCCACCAATGATATCTGGTGTGGATATCTGTCTATTTGTCCATGGGAAATTAGCCTGATCCCAAGGTATTTGAGTGTTTTGCCAAGTCCTTCCACTAGATGCTATAAATGTACCTAGAGCTGTGAGAGAATCAGTGAAGATAGCCCAAGAGTCATTTTCATAATTGTAAACCAATCTTCTGTTAGGATAGATAATAGGATAAGGAGTGCCAGCTTGATATGGGTAAGTCCAGTAGGCCAACCGATTAACAAAATCTCTAACCGCTTGAATCCTCTCCGTTCCGCTGTCTGTTTCCATTCCTTCAGTGGAATCGTTGAATTGGAAAACCAAATCGGGAATCTTTATATCAATACGATTACTCTTGAAACTATCACATTCGACAATCCCCTTATCACCGATCCCAACCAAGGATGTATCGAACTGTACCGTACTGAAGGTTCCTTCCGCACCCAGCTCAGAATTAACTTTTTCAATCTGGAAAGGAGCGATTGATCTCCCTGTATACCGGAGTTGCCATGTACTTCGAGAGCAATAAATAACAAGGTTATCCCTCACGAATCCTACAGATGTGATACTCTCATTTGTGGGTATATCTAGAAAGCCTCCCTGCCCTCTTTCATCATCTCTCCATGCTGTAGCTGTTAGAGGATTTCCGATAGCCGCCCATCTGATTCTTTGAGGATAGTTTACTGATCCAGCTTGACTCATGCCTTCAAATGTATTGAATACAACTAGACGGCCTCTGAAGGGAAGGATACAGAGAGCTTGAGTGAGTAGATTTCCAGATGCATCGATTGTTGGTGCGAAGTTAGTCCATGTTACTCCATTGGTATAACGGATTGGATCTCCTCCAGTTCCAGAAAAGTTTGTTGCCCAAAAGAGTTTCAGATTGGAATTGTCTACCCAGTAGTTAGTAGACCAAAAAAACTCATCATCGTTACCTGTCCATGTCGTTCCTGGTATAAATTCTCTCCATGCTCCAGATGAGAATATATAGGCATAAACAGTATCGAAGGCAATCGTCAACTGATTGTTGGTGGAGTTCAGATCCCTTTGGCGTAGTCCCATAACTGGAAGCCCAGGAAAATATCCGAAAGACACTGTTGCGTCAGTTCCGCTAGAAACGGTTGTGGTTAGGGCTATGACAGATGTTTGGTAATTGATCGTGCCGCTGTTTCCTGAGGTTGGACTTGTTAAAGTTCCATTTCCCTTGTCAGTGAATGTCACTCCTCCCATTACGATGACAATGCTTCCAGGATTCAATTGAGCTGTGGTCTCTGTGATATTTGGAGAGACAGTGGTAAAAAGGGTAAATGTCCAAACTGATGAACCACTATCTCCTATAGAAACGCTGCTAAAGGTTCTCTGAAGCCTTCCTAGCAGTTCATATCCCTGCTTGCGCTTTATCCTCTCTCTCCATACATAAGCGTTCTCTAAGACAGGATATGCATCATCTGGCAATATGAATTCTTCTCGACTCTGAACTAGCCCTGTTTGATTGCCGCGGATATAAAGTGGAGTATAGGCAGTCATCAATACCAGCCCTGGAGATACCCATTGTTCCATCCTTGATTAGGGATAGACCCACTGAACAGATTGGAATTACGTTGTCCAATCTCCTCTGTAGACTGTCTTTCCAAGACCATAGCTTCTTGACGCTTGAAACCTTCCATGAGGTTCTGAACACCAGCTATGTCCTGCCTTCTGCGGAGGATCTCTATGGCACATCCATAACCAAGATATTGAGACCATTGATTGAGAATAGGGTTGTCTGTAGAGAGCATGAACTGTACTGGAGTAAGATATGTTTCCACCTCTATCTTATGAACGAGCTTAGGAACAGGGCGTATCTCCAGATAGTTGTTCCATGACAACATACAATAGGGCCTCCCAGGAGAGTATTGAGAGACCCATATTGTGATGTCAGGATAGTTCTGCGTAGCAGTCGCAGGAATATAGCCCGATGGGAAGGTGATTGAGAACACACCTGTTACATAGTTAACCGTACCAATATTGATGGAAGTCGTAAGCCCTGGATTCTGAGTATTAATATTGTACATCCCAGGAACAGGGGGATTGGTTGTCTGAGTTGGGACAGATACCAATGGATTTGGCACTTTAAGTTGGAGATTACCATACCCATCATCTGATACTGCAATGGCATTGCCTCCTGTGGCTGTGCCTCCAAGAGCAACGTTGTTGGCTAAAAATGGGCCTGGAATAGTGAAGGTGAATGTGGCAGTCACTCCATCACCTTGAATGGAATTGAACTTAGTTGGCCATCTTGGCCACATGTTATAAAATTCATTCCTATCCTTGAAAAGCTGCCCTTGAACACCTTCAACGAAAAATGGCCCACGGACTCCCTGGTTGTAATTTACATCAAGAGGATAGCGATCTATGTAAGGCTGTGTATAGAAGGTGTAAACATCTCGCATTTGGTCTAGCTTGATGGCATAAGGAAAATCGTTGTTGTAGAAGTTGTTGAGTGTTTGATCGAGATAAGCAGTAGTCAGCTGATTCTCCCCAGGAGATGCTGTGAGTTCACGTACCATCGTTCGAATGAAAGAGACTGTGGAGTTTGCGGCTGCTACTGCTGTCATTTTATTCTCCTACTGATACAAATCGATGTTCACCAGGAACATCAGAATCTACCATAAGATCTTTGTTATTTTTGTCTACTAATCCCGATCTTTTTTTGATCTTCTTTTTGTTTACCATATCTTTAAGACCCTTTGGTATCTCATATTCATGATCGGGTAAGAATTTGTAAGAGAGAAGAGGATCTCCATCCCAGTTACAATAAATAAGTTCTAGAGGGAGATCTGCACCCTTTGTGTTGATATAGGTCACCTTGACCATTTTGCATTCATCAAGGTGCATCTTCTTCATCTTTTCTCTGTCAGATTCCTTGAATCGTTTGTAGTCGTTAAAAACAACAGAATTGCCCACTACCTTCACTAATCCATGTTCTTGTCCTGTTGGCGTTTTCATTGGGTTTGGTTCTCTAATGTGAGATAAAGACATATGTTCTCCTAATTTCCCACCTGTCCGTTCAATGAATGAAAGGGGACTGTGGTCGTGTTATAGATGTTTCTCGCTCCAGCAGGAGATACCGTAGCCGGTTGCTCTCCTCCTGTAGGAAGAACAAATGTATCAAACTCAGTAGTATTTACGTTAGTCGTAAGAATGAGATTAGTAGAATCTACTGCAATTATCTGTCCTGTCAATCCATTAATCTGAAACATTCCATAGTCAAATGGAACGCTAAAGTAGATTATCTGACCAGGGATATATGCATTTGGAGTGATCACCGTGACAACGGCTGTATAGGAATTAGTGATCGATGAGATCACAAGAAACATCGGGACTACTGGAGAAGGAGGAAGGTAAGTATTACTGGACACCACTTTCTCCTTTGTACGATGAATGAATGCCTCTCGGTGAAGAGAGGCATCCAATGGAATCGATTAAACAGAAGTTGTTCCGTTACTATAGGAAGTTGCTTCCATTTTGTAGGCTTGCCACAAAATTGTATCACCAGAAGCACCACCAGGAGATTGTGCTCCTCCATAGACCAGCATATAAGGAGTAAACTGCCCTGTATGGAAAGGCGCTAGGGTGAAGTTATATCCTGTATAGGTGTTGGTCATTGGGTTGTATTGTGTGCTAGATCCCTGAGGAGCTAGTGTAGCAAACAACTGTGCTGTTGGTGACAGAGCACTAGCTGGGAAAGCAAATGCTGTAAACGCTGAGGAGTTGATGTTAACCGTAAGGTTGTACGCACCAATATTTCCGGTAGCAGATACAGCGTTGACAGCCACGATAGTTCCTGTCATTTGATTGATTTGAGTCATGCCAAATGAAGAGGGAACGCTGAAGTGTATATTCTGTCCCACTACATAATACTGTGATGGGTCTACAGAAGTAGACACAACAGCTTGTGTAGCCTGGCTGATGTTAGTGATAAAGAGGAACTGAGGATCTACAGACCAGTTAGTAGATACTCGTCTTGTATAGCCAGCTGTAGCCGCTGCAAGGCCGTTGCCAGCTACGTTAGCGAGTCCAAGAAGAGTATATCCACTACTAGATACTGAAGAGATCTGAAAGTTCATTCCGCCAATCGTAAGATCTCCAGTCGTATTATAGATCTGGATGATATCCCCGTTATTGTAGGTATTTGTTTGAGTAACCACAGCTGGGTTAACAGCGGTGATGTTTGTGATAGCATTTGAATTCTGTGCTTCCACAACTGGAGATGCCGTTACATAGGTAAATCCATTGGAAGCTGTAGAAGTAGCAAATGTATCTAAGTTCAATACACTAGTAGATGTGGATTTTTTCCATCGTAGTCCGCTAGCTGGATTGATTAAATTCCCGCCAAACCATTCTCCCATTACAACTACAGCTGTAGATGGAGCAAGTGGCATCTGAGTTAGATTATATGTTTTGAAATAATCTACTGAGCTTGGGAGGGGAATCTTTACGTTAATTCCTGCTGAGAGAAAGGAACCTTGGGTTATTAGGGTGAAAGCCATATAAATTCTCCTTATAGTCTTTGTGTTACGTTAAGTCCAGAAACCCAGTTTTGGTTGGTGATAGCTCTAGCTATTCCAAACTTAGCGTATAGCTGACTGTTTTGAGCAACTGATGAAACAACGTAAGGAGGTCTATACCCCAAGATCGCTGTATAGTTGTTTTGCTCTACTTTTGCAGCTGCTTCTAGACCATACATAGGCAATGTATAAACAGTTTGTCCGCCTGGGCTAGATATGCCAGGAATGAAAGCTGCCTTGGACGATACAAATACCCTGAATCTAGAAATCGAGCAATATTCTTCTGGTCTTAGTCCTTCTTGTGATGGATATGCGTTTTTAAGAATCACACCCTGCACGTTCTGAAGGTCTGGAGTGATATTAGTAGATGCTAGGCAAATGAAGGCATCCCTGGTGGGGCTTGTCGCAAACTTCAATTCCGCTTCTACCACTTCAAGCATTGTCCTTGCATCATTTCCTAGGAGAATCCTCTCGATGTTATTCACATCCTGACGAGATATCTCTGATGGCTGTTGTCCATTGATACCGCCTGTAGCATTGATATAGCTGACAGAGCTGGCATATAGATCTCTCATGAGAAGATCTTCTTTCTCCCGAAGCCACTGACCAAGTAGAGCAGTGAATTTGGTAAGGACTTTGTCGTTCTCATAGAGAGTTACTTGCTCGTTGATGACAACTGTCTTGGCATAGATTTCCATTGTTGCATCAATGTCTGTACGAACAACAACTTCTGGTGCTGGATCAATACCAGACCCATCAAGTTGGCCTCCGTCGGTAGACAAACGCTCAAAGCGTGACATACGGGTTGTTTTACCGATATGCGCTTCTGCATAGTGTAGATCCGCTCCAAAAGAGTGGATCAAGTTAAACATTGGTGTGCTCAAGAGATCTTCAGAAAACTGAAGAGGTAGCTCAGGAGCCATGTTATTGATATTTGTGATTCCAGTAGAACTGGTCATGGTATCACCTGCGGTGAAGATTTATTATGTGACGCTTGCGAAAGCGACTAAATCAGCACCCAGGTGAACGGGTATACTACCTAATTGACTTTGTTATATTTTAGATTAGGATTGTTTGCAAGCTTCCTTCCATATTTTTATCATTTTTGGAAGATCCTGACTCATCTTTCCGTTTGAATAAATATGTAAAAGATTCCCGTGTAATTTATTCCAACGCTCTGGACTTTGTGGAAAGGTGAGTTCACCATAATCATCTCCTAATGCCCATTGCAGAAATTCGATTCTTTCCCCTTCGGTAAGATCATCAATTAAACGATGAAAATTGGTTCGGAGATATCTTTCATCCTCTTCGCTAATTTCTATGCTCACTTCGCACCTTTAAGTGTACGTTGCATCCTGGCCCAATTTTCTTGTCTTCTTTTATCATCTAGATTCTTTGCTGGAGCTTGATCTCCTGTTTGTGTGGCTCCTGGAAGAGACATAGATTGAGGTTTAGCTAGGTTCTTCTCCATTTGTTTCTGGTCTTTCTTGCTGTCATGATTTGGGACAAATCTCTTGATGACCTTATAAAAGTCAGACCATGTTTCAAAAGATTCTGGAGAGTTTCTAAAGCGACGAGCAACTTCTGGATAGTGATAATCAAGATAATCTAAGTTCTCCTGTGTGCATACCTGATCGAAATCATTGAAGGTTGATTTGAGCTTCTGCGGCAACTCTCTTACTTCCCTCTCTTGGAGTTCTTTTTGATGTCTCTGTCTTTCTTTGTCTAGAGCTTGTTGGATGCGTTTATCAATACGCTGCTCTTCTGTCTCTCCAATGTCTTCTGACGATTGAGCGGGCTGTGGCTTGGAAAGTAGAGCCTCCATAGCATCCTTCAGAGCCTTCGCCTCTGCTTCCTTCTCCGAAGCTCTCCGATCCGATTCTTCCTTTTCTTTGCGCTCCTTCTCGCGGACTTGACGGAACTTCCTCCAATTGATCTGCTCTGTTGTTTCTTCAGGCTGTGCAGAGGGAGTTGCCTCTGGAATTGTTTTCGGTTGTGTTGCAGCAGGTATTTCTGCTACTTTTGTCTCTTGCTGTTTAGCTTCTGGTTGTATTGTCATATGAAAGAAACTCCTGATGATTCGGTTATTTTAGATAAGGAAGAACTACAGAAAAACTTAAACCATTACCGGAATGTTGTAAATTGCTTAGGAGCAAATGTTCCGATAGAGTGTCTTTGTCTTCCGAAGAAGGTAGAGAAGGCATTAATCAAGGATGGGTTCATACTTATCTACGACCTTCTTTACAGAGACTTCAGGGAAGTAAGGGGTATCGGGAAGGTCACCTTTGACCTCATTGCATCCCGCCTTGATGAGTTCGGAACGATTTGCATTTAGGTATTCAATCTCAGAGAGCATGGAAATCTTGTGTTGGTCTCTAATTTCTTGCCAGAATGTCCCATTGAAGAAAGAATCACTCCAGAATTTGGTTAGTGTCCATCTCTTATCCACATAGGGCATCTCAGAGATGATAGCCATTACCTTAGCATTGGGGAGAGACCACAGGCGTTTGCAGTTGCCATTAAGCTTATTGTAGAGGAATACAGATTGCTCTGGACGGGGAGAAGGGAGATATGGG